GATTGGAATGCGACGACTGGCGATTATCAAATACTCAACAAGCCAGTGTTGCAGTTAGTTGCCACTACGGGCGATTACAATGATTTGGTTAACACGCCGTCAATCCCGAACGGGCTACAGGATGTTATTACTTTAGACAACGTATTGACGCAGGCCAACAGTATTGATTGCAATACGAACGACCTTAGTATTGATGACACGCCAAACTTTGAGGTTAACTCAACTTCAAAATTAAATTTAAATGTAAACGCTGTATCGGAAATTGCTTTAGATTCATCATCTGTTGGAATAATTCAATCAAGCGGCGCAAATGTTCAGCAGGTTCTTGTTGATACGAACAAGGTAATAATTCAATCAGGACTTGCAGCAACGGGATTGACATCGATTGCCAGCGAGCCTAATGCGGTTAAGATAATTACGCCTGCTGTGCATGCAGCTACTGCAACGGTAGGGCAAGTGTTAGCACTTAGCAATGTCGCATCTGGGCAGGTTGAGTTCGTCAACGCACCATCAACTAGCGGCTTTGTACCCTACACGGGAGCGACGCAGGATGTGGATTTAGATGCAAATAAACTTAGTGCTGAGTCAATATACATTGAAGGCACTAACGGAAATGGTCACTTGCATTTGAAGCATCAGAATGCAGATGCAACAGCTACGGGGCAAAGTACTTCGCTATGGGCAAACAATGATGGGGATATTAAGTGGAAGAATGACAATGATTATAAGACCACGCTAAAGACATCTGCAAACACAGCCGACCGTGTCTATACATTCCCGGATGAAGATTGCACGCTTATGCCACGCAATGCCGCGATTACAGGTGCAACAAAAACCAAAATAACATACGACGCCGACGGGCTCATTACCTCGGGTGCTGATATTGTTGCGGCTGATATTAGCAACAGTACAACGGTAGGCCAAGGGTTAATAACGCTGCCTAACCCAAGTGCCATTCGTTATTTACGCATCAATGCAGATAATACTGTGAGTGCATTGACACTTGCAGAACTTAAAAGTGATTTGGCTATTAGCACTGCATTCCTAGCTGCAACATTTACAACTGTTGGAACAGGCTTTGAAAGTGTTACGGATCTATCCTTTGCAGTTACGGCAAACAAGACGTACAAGTGGCGCGCTACGATAGCGTTCACTGCTACATCTGGAAGTACTTTCAGTTTGACAGGGCCAGCATCACCAACTTTTAACGTTTATCGATTCACTGCATCCAACGCTGCAACCACAAACACAGTGTTTAATGCTGGCGCATATGACATAGGTACAAATGCAGCCATGAGTAGCAATGGTATTTGCACGGCTGATGGCGTAATAAGGCCAACAGCTAACGGCACAGTGACAGTTCGTGTGCGTAGTGCTAGCGGTGGTGGTTTATCACTGCGAGCTGGTAGCATTATTGAATTTGAAGAGGTATTGTAATGGACGAATACGAGGCACTACTAAACGAATATGCGGCTACGGTCGTAGAGCGTGCGCAATCAAACTTGCGCATCAAACGCCGAGTGCGTGGTAAGGTGGTTAATCGTGTTGCATCTGGTACATTGCTTAATTCACTCACCTATAAACTGCGCATACGTTACAACAAGCCTACTATTGACTTTACTGTCAAAGGTGATGCGGGCAAATATGCGGATGTTATTGAGTATGGAAGAAAACCATATCCGGGTGATCCAACAAAACGACCACCATACAAAGACATCATGCAGTGGATTAAAATCAAACCACTCAAGCTGCGCAATAGACAGGGCGAGTTCATCAAGTCAACTGAAAGCGCAATCAAATCCGCAGCCATTGCCATTGCAAAAAGCATTGGTGAAAACGGTATTCAAGGCATCAACTACTATCAAGATGCAATCAATGACACATGGGAAGATTACAGCGAGCAACTAATACAGGCATATGCCAAAGGTGTTGAACAACGATTCCTACTTAACTTAAGATAATGGCAATAACAATAGAAGACCAGCCGAATACATGGAGTGCACGCGGTCAAAAGCTGATGATTGTGGCCTCAAGTACAGAAACCGCTCAGGATGGCTTTCAGTACGGCGTGACCGTTACCAATAACAGCACGGGGCAGGTGTTTAATTTTTACATTTCACCTGCAATAGACGCTCGACTGTATTTCGATTTGCAGTCACTCATTCAACTGCGTAACCGCGAAGCGCAAGGTGATGCATTGCACAATTTAGCAACGGCTACGCTTGATGATACTTCAACTTGGAATAGCATAGACTTTAGCGTTGCCGAATGGTGGATCGTGGCGGGTGTGCTAACTGAGAATGCTGAGAGCAGTGTAGCGGGTACTGAGATACTTGTGGACAATCAATACTACCAACCTACGGACGGTTACAAACCAAATCCAGAATCGGGGCTACAAGCTGTCAAGTTTTCAATGACAAGCACAGCATCACTTGCCATGAGTGATAGGCTGGTTACAGCAAAGTATCCGCCCGTATTCGGTACATGGGGAATTGCAGCGGGCAAGATTGCTATTCCAGTACGAGAAGAAGATTATGGCTTGCTTTACGTGCCGGGTACTGCAAACTATCTAAGCAACAATGTAGCAAACTCATGCAACATCACGTTAGTTGGTAGCACAGGCCTTCCGATATCTGCAAGCATTACTATGAATGATTACGAGGTTGAAGGATTACCAGTTTTCCCTGCTAACCTTAACGACCGCGTTGGCTTTGCTGCGAAGCCTTCTAGTTTTCCAAACTGGAGATACTACCGCGTGCAGATATTGAGTCCAGCAAGCGCAACGGTAAGTGTTGATTACATCTTTTGGAATGAGTGTGTATATGGCACACAGTGCGAATGCAACTGGCCTAACGTGCGTTTAGCGTGGGTAGGTGCTCGTGGCGGTTATGAATACTTCAACTTTAAAAAGAAGTCAGAATATACTACCGAGGTTGACCGAAAAACTTACAAGCGGCCTTTTTTCAATAGTACGCCAACAATCTTTTATGCTAATGATCGCGGGCTAAATCAACGCACTAACTTAGCGCAGCGCATATTGACTGTGACAAGTGATTACATCACACAAGATGAATTCATCTACTTGCGCGGATTGATTGTAAGCAATCAGGTGCATCTTTTGAATGATGATGGGACATACGTAGCAGTCAACATCGATGACACGTCTTATGTAGAAAAGCGCACGTATGATGGCAAGCTGTACAACTTGACTTTGAAGGTTAGAATCGCAAACGAATACTGGACATAACATGAACGGAGAGGTAAGTTTAATTGTACGCAGCGTAGAAAGTCCTGATGGTAACACATCGCTATTTTATTCAGGAGGTGCATGTGTATTTCCAAGTTTTGACGTCTTTATTGTAGGTAACGTTACGCAATACATCGGCTTCAATGTCACAGTTACTGGCCCTATTAGTGGTAATATTGGTACATTCAAACTACTAAGCTGCGTATGGGATGGGACATTGCTTTCTAATAACTGCACCTTTGAAGGATGGACGCCTAACTTTGGTGAATCACTGAATTTTGATATACTTGGCACACCATCACAAGAGCACTACCTTGACCTATACGAGAACGAAAGCATCTCCCAGAATTGGCAATACACCGACCTCAACAACTTCCAAGCGTTAGGAGCATTCAGCCGTGAGTTTAGAATCCCGGTTACAGACCGTAACCAACTTGCACTTGGTGCGCTATTCGATGTGAACTATGACGGTGGTGTAAACAACTACTTCCACTACAAGTTACCTGCGGAGATTCGTGTTGATACGCTGCCCATCGCTAAAGGTTACGTGCGAGTAAGAAAGATATACCAGCAGCAAGGCAAGTTGAATGAGATTGAATTAGCCTTCTACGCTGAGACACCTGACCTATACAAGGCCATTGGTGAAAAGAAACTAGCTGTGCTAAATGACTTGCCTAATCTCAACGAGGTAGTCAATTATGACAACATCACAACAGGCTTAGTACCTGAGCGTATTTGGACATTGATAGATCGTGGTCAATTATGGAGTGAGGAAGGGCAAGCAAACACACGTCCAATACTTGACAGCACACGTCCACTATATGCGGCTGACCTTACACCCGCTGTTCGATGGGATTACTTGCTTGAACAAATCTTTGCAGATGCAGGCTTTGAACTTGAGGCAGGTTCGCTGCTTGGAATTCTTGCGGGTTACTACATGCCGTGGATAAACAAAAGCTATTTAGATACTGATGACTTAGGTGCGCAGTATGCATTCCGTGGCTATAACGGTAGTGCTATCACAATGCCCGCAACAGGCAGTGGTGCAATTAGTGCATACCAATATTATGCACCTGTATCCGAAGCATTCGACAACAACAGCAACTATGACCCTACAACTGGAGTATATACTGCACCGGGTGGAGGTCTTTATACCTTCCACGTCACGCTTAATGTTCAATCAACAGGTTATACTGGCGCGGGTGCTCGCACTAGTTTCAAGTTTTATTTTGTAATCAATGGAGGCACGCCACAATATTTCAATGCATGGGAGTATGAAGGCAGTATAAATATTGATTTTACCACAGGATTGAATTTGCTTGCGGGTGATACAGTAGAATTTGCATTTAGATACGAAGTATTTGCTGCTAATGGCGTGAATAGCGGTACGGCTACTGTAACAATATTACCCGGCAGCGGTGACTTAGGTTCGTCATTAATTGAATTGGTAGGCACACGATTCAACTACGGTGCAACATTCATCTACAATCTCAACGCACCTGACATGCGTCAGATTGATTTTGTGAATGATGTGATTAAGATGCATAATTGCGTTATTGTGCCTGACCGAATCAATCCTAAAAAGATAAGCGTTGTGCCATACAATAGCTACATCGGTAGTGGTGATGAGAAAGATTGGAATGCAAAACTAGACATCAGTAAAGACATCACGATATATAGCACCGTGGAACTGCAAAAGAGCAAGACTACATTCACGTACACAGCGGGTGAAGATTACTTGTCTAAGTTGTACAAAGACAATGGCCGCATCTACGGTGATTACAAAGCAGAAGGCTACACGGTCAATCCTGACATTACACCAAGTGAATTCACAACAGGTGATAACAGCGTGCAGCTTATTACACGATCAACACCATGTGGCAATGTGCCAGGCACTAATACAGTAATACCACAGTTCATTAACGACAAGAACGAATTTGTAGTACCTGGGCCTCGTTGTTTGTTTAGTGCCTCAGCTGTTGCCATGCAAGTCTTTGATGATAGCGCAGGAGTTGAGGCATCAGTTCTTACTGCAATACCAACGCTATGCAATTATAGCAGTACCATTGCTGAACTCGATGATTATGATTTGAACTGGGCACCTGAAGTACCGCCATTCTCAATCGTTGCTAACCCATACAACAACCTATTTAACTTGTATTGGCGTAATGCGATGAATGAACTCTACTCGCCCAATGCGCGAATAATGGAGGCATACTTTGCGCTTGATCTATCGGACATTCTCACCTTCAAATTCAACGACATCATCTTTGTGAACGGCGCGCAGTGGCGCATACTTGAGGTTACAGATTACAAGGTGGGTAACTTTGAGTCTACTCGCGTGAAGCTCATGAAATACCTGCGCACAGAGGCTGACTGCTCATCTACTCCCGGCACGATTAGCACTAATGGCATTGTGAACTTCGTAGACGGCAACGGCGACCCCGTAGCATCCACACAAAGCTGTTGTGTGCGTTATGGTTATTCATGGAGTGAAAGCGAGGCAGAATGCTATGCCTTCAATCAAGGCGGTGACAGACCTATAAACGGCATCACTGGTACTAACACAGCACCGATACCACGTAATGCAGCACCTGCATCGATTGACGGTAATACGCGAAGTGTGCAACAAGGCGTTGCACTAAGTATAGTAGACGGCAACAACAACACGCTAGCCGTTGGTGATACTTTAAAACTCGATGCAGAAGTAAGGGGCAATAGCATGGTAGGTAAAAACGTGCTGACTTCGCAAAGTGGCTTTCACCTCGGCGGTGGATGGAAGCTAGATGACCGTTCGCAGAACGAAGGCGGCACGCAATATGGCATCATAATGTTTGGTAGTAAAGATGCACTTGCTATTAGCGGTGATATTATACAGCCAACAATCGACAATACCGGCACGCATTTATCAATACCAGATGACAGCTTTTGGTCAGTGATGTTACACGTCAATGTAACTGACATTGCAGGTGCTACAACTTACAACGGCTTGCATATGGTAACATTCCAAAAGGTTGGCAGCATTGCTGCGTCAACGGCTGCAATACTTATTAACGAGGATAACGGCTTCGGCACTGTGAACTTTGCGATAAACATCGACACGGTAACAGACACCACACAGCATCGCATTGAAATAGTCACAACAGGCACTGGCTATCCCTATATATTCTTTACAACACTCACACTAACATACACAGCAGTACGATGAGCACACAAATCAAACACAGCATGGATTACATCAAGGCAGGAATAACGCCTAACAACACACACAATAAAGCGTTAAAGCCGTGGCAGCGCATGCTATGGAAGGTCACGCTGTGGACGTGGCGCATATTCCTGCTATCACTAATTGGCATCGCTATCTATAACCTATTTTGAACATGGCAGATACTATTGTAAAATCGTTTGTAATTGACACCTCTAAGGCTGAACAAAGTTTGCGCAGCTTAGATGCTGTCGGCATCGCAACTAAGAGTTCGCTCGATGCTTTGTATAATGAACTTATAAGACTAGATGAACAACTTGCAAAACTTGACCCTAACAGTCAGGCCTTTGCTGATGTAAACACGCAAATACTTGCACTCGAAAACACAATTAGTAATATCGAGACTGGCAATATTGAAAAGATAGGCGTGTCGATTCAGAGTATTGACACGGAAAAAATTGAAGATGTCGGTAGTGCAATCAATAATATTGATACTGCAAATGCAGCCCGTAATATAGAACAGGTCGGCAATGCAGTTGAAGATGTAGTAACACCAGTAAATCAGTTAGCCAATGCTACGGGTGAACTTAATACTGAACTAAAAGATACCAAGGTTGACACTAGCAATCTTGACACGGCGGCAAGTGAATACAAAGATTTAGCAGGTACACAAGAAGAAGTTGTAACATCATCCAAATCACTCAAAGCACAGCTGCGTGAATTACAAGCACAGCTTGCGGCCACTGACCCTGATAGTGCAAAGTATCGCGAACTGGCAGCTGCAGCGGGTGAACTTAAAGACCGTATTAGTGATGCGGCCGAGGCAGTAGGCACACAGGCGGGCGGTGCGTTTGAGCGTGTCGGTGGATCATTAGGACTTGTTACATCACGTATATCGAATCTTGATTTCCAAGGTGCAGCCGAAGGTGCTAAACAATTAGCTGTAAACATTGGGCAGGTTAAGCCGGGTGATATTTCCAAAGGAATTCAAAGCATAGGCAGTGCATTTGGTGCAGTTGGTAAGGCGTTACTCACTAACCCCATTTTCTTAATTGGTGCAGCCATTGCCGCTGCTATTGTGTATGCTGAGGAGTTATTGAGTTTGATTGATGGTGTAACGGATGCGGAACAAAAGGCACTGGATGTACAGAAAGAACGTGCGGCATTAGCAAAGGAAAATTACGACCGCATAAGTGCAACAGAAGAGACGTTAAAGCGACAAGGATTCACGGAAAAACAAATTACTGACCTAAAGTTAGCGCAATTAAATACAGCGATTGCAGAACAGCAGGCAGTTGTTGAAACTACACGCATACAGGCAGAAGGACAAATCAAAGCAGCAGAACGCAATGCGCAATATCTCAGGACGTTTCTTGACTTCGTTACATTTCCACAGCGCAAGCTTGCAGAATTCTTTCAGAACTTTGTCAATGGTGCTATTACTGTACTTAATAAGCTAGGTTTAGACGTTGAGAAGATTGACGTGACATCAATTTTTGAGGACGTCAATAATTTTATTACGAAAAAGATATTTGACCCCGAAGCAGAGCGCAAGAATCAAGAGAAGATAGTAGCAGATGCGACTAAATCACTTGAGAACTTAGTTAATACTCGCGACGGTATATTGAATGCGCAAGCGGCAAAAGAAAAAGCAGCAGCCGATAAAAGAGCAGCCGATGCAAAGACTGCTGCCGATGCACAGTTAAAGGCTGCGCAGGAACTTGCAGCACAAGAGGAGGCTTTATTTGATGAATTATTACAATCATTTGAAGCTAATGAAAAAGCTATGACCGAAATAGCTTTAAAAGAAAAGCAAAAGCAATTAGATGCTGCTACTACATTTTACAATAAGCTAGCGGCACTTAATGATGAACAATATCAATCTACGTTAACGGCATCGGAAAAAGAAGAACTTGCAGTAACTCAAAAGTATGAAGATTTATTTGCATCAGCAGATGCGTATAATGCAACGTTAAAAGCGGGTGAAGAATCAAAAGCTATTGATATTGTAGCCTTACAGCAGCAACTTGCAGCTGAGATATTAGCTATACAACAAAAAAGTGCGCAGGATCAAAGTAATGCTAGTGACGCACAAAAAGAAAAAGAAATAGCCGACGCACAGGCCGTGCAAGATGCTAAATTAGCACTAGCATCACAAACCTTAGGTTCAATCAATGGCCTTGTAAGCGCATTTGCTAAAAAGGATGAAGCTAGTCAACGCCGTGCATTTAAGATTCAAAAAGCAATAAGCATTGCACAAGCTACGGTTGATACCTACAAAGGTGCTAACGCTATTTTCGCCAGTGCTGCTGCTAATCCTGCTACCGTGTTATTCCCTGCACAACCATTCATTGCGGCAGCAGGTGCTATCGCTGCGGGTATTGCTAACGTCGCAACTATTGCTAAGCAAGAATTCCAAGGTAGTACACCACCACCATCGACTGAAACGCCGCCGCCATCCCTAGGCGGTGGAGGTAATGAATCACAACCTGCCCAGTTTAACCCTTTGCTTTCACAATTTATTCAAGATAGACCTGAACAATCAACACCACGTGCATTTGTGCTTGCGGGTGATGTAGCTTCGCAGCAGGAAGTAAGGCAGAAGGTCGAAGATTTAGCACGATTAGGATAACCTTTAAAACAAAACAAAATGGAAAAAAGAAAAGTAGTTAAATGTGTGATAGATGAAGAAGGCCGTTTAGGTATTACGGCAATGGGCTTAGTAGATAGCCCTGCTATTGAAGAGAATTGGATTGCACTTTCTAAGATGCAACTGAGTGCAATTAACGATGAGCGGAGAATGCTATACGGACCTGCCCTGATTCCTGACAAAGAGATACTGCGCTATGATGAAAAGGGTGAGCCATACTACGTGTACTTTGAAAAGGCCACCGTTCAAGCTATCGCGCATCAGTTCTTTAAGAAGAATCTGCAACACACCACCAATCTGCAGCATGAGATACCAGTAACGGGTGTGACTGTTGTTGAATCATGGCTTAAAGAGGGCAAGAATGATAAGAGCATTGAACTCGGCCTGCCTGACCTGCCCGATGGCACATGGTTCATCGGTACTAAGGTAGATGAGGAGCATGTATGGAATGACGTGAAGGAAGGCAAGATTAAAGGCTACAGCATTGAAGGATTCTTTAACGAAGTAGGCGTGGCCATGAGTGGCGTTAAGAACTACGAGGCTGAGTTGCTGCTGGAGATTGACCAACTACTAAGCAATGTAAATCCCAACAAATGAAAATAAATGCAGTCAAATTCAAAGACAAGAAGTCTTTTGACAAAAACAAAACAAAGAGCAATGTGGCAGCGGTGTTTGAACCGTTCGGCATTGTGGTGTTTCAAGATGAACAACCTGTTGCGGTCGATGCTGCCAAGGTATCGCAGGTCAACGAGGTAGATAGATCACTGGAAAAGATTCAAAGCGGCCTTGCTATATGTATTGCCAACGATTACAAACTAGCACTTGAGTTTTTACAGCTTAAACAAGTTGAAGTTAAAGAGACATTTGAGGCAACGAAAACAATCTTTGTGGAAGTGCCTGCATTTTCATCATTTGATGAGTTCTATGAAGGTCTAATGCGTAGCAAACTATTCATTAGCGTAGAGCCTGATTACATCCAACCATTCGAGGCTACGGCTGAACTGTCAATACCTGCCCAATGGCACTTGCAAAACTTTCGCGCACCTGAGGCATGGTCACTCATCCCGGCTAATGCCTATGGTGAAGTAGCTGTACTTGACATCGCGTGTGATGTAGATCATGAGGATTTGGTAGGTACGATTAGCGATAAGTCTTGGAACTGCGTTTATGATACAGCGGACGTTCGCCCGATTAGCGAATTTGAAAAGCATGGCACACCTTGCAGCGGATTGATTTGCGCTAAGACTGGGAATGACATCGGAGTTAGTTCAATCGGTAATAATAAACTCAAGGTGCAATTCCTGCACATCGGAATGAACTCAAATAGCGGTGGCGGTTTCTTTACATCGGATACAATCGTAACACGTGCGGTGAATAAGGCTATTGCTAATCCTAATTGCCTTGCTATCTCTATGAGTTGGGGCGGTGGTAATACCTACACCATGTTTGCCAATGCGCTGACAGCGGCAAAAAACACGGGGCGTAATGGCAAGGGTATTTGCGTCTTTGCATCGAGCGGTAACAATTACTCATCGACCGTAAACATTAACCCAGCAGGATTGCCGATGGTACATGCCGTTGGCGCATCTGCACAAAACAACACACGCGCAGGATTCTCTAACTATGGTACAAAACTTTTTGCAGCAGCTCCGGGTGTGGCTTGCCCGACGACAGACCGCACTGGCGCGGCAGGTTACAAACCTGATTCAAACTATACGAATTTCAGCGGAACATCTGCTGCTTGTCCTGTTATGGCTGGTTGTGCTGCTGCTATTATACTTGCTAATCCTTCATTAACTGAAAAGCAAGTAACGGATATCATCGCTAGCACTGCGCTAAAGAGTGGAGGTTATGTGTATGATGCAAATGGCAAATCGCTTGAACTCGGTTATGGTGTTGTGGATTTATACGCCGCAATCGTAAAGGCTCAAAGTGGTGAATTGCCACCACCGCCTCCGCCTAGTGAACTCAGTAATCTATATTGCACGATTGCCTCACCTGCATCGACTAACCAAGGTTCGCAGGTAACAGTGACCTACACGGTGCAACTTGACAAACCTCGCACAGTAGACACGGTTACGGACATAGCACTAGAGTTTGTGCGTCCTGATGGATCTAAGTCAACTTTCTATACTGGTAACGTGACCATACCGAAAGGACAGCAGCTATTTACAGGCACGCTGCCCTATACCGTGCCAAATAACGTGACGGGTGTAGGTAAATTCAATCTGTTTATTGACGTGCAAGGTGCCATTAACGAGAGCAACGAAAGTGATAACATGGCTCAAACATCGATAACCGTTAATGCGCCTATTCCAGTCGGTAACTATGACTTGGAAATCACTCCAACAGGTTACACTTGGCTCGATGCTGGGCGTGTGCGTTGTGGAATTCGCATTGTGAATCGTGGTGCTGCGACTATTACAAGCTACAAATTGAAGTGGGAGTTTGCAGGTCGCACAGGTACATGGGATAGAGTTGAGACAATCGCACCTGCACAAGGCAGAAGTTCGGGTAATGTGATGTATCCACCTGCCGGGACTACTTATCCCCAGACTTACAGAGTCAGCGTGGTAAGTGTGAATGGACAGCCTGATAATAATCCTGCAAATGACGTCGCTACTTTGGTAGTTAACGCGATGTGATTATATTAGCGACCTCTCGAAAGAGTTTTGGTTTATAGCATTTAGTGTTTAAGGTATTGAGCAAAAAAAAGGGAAGCTAACGAGCCTCCCTTTTTTCATTACTAACTAACCCCTTAACTATTCAAAGCAGATTGCCGCACATACTCGGCAACTGTAAGCTTATGCTGCTTGGCAAGCTTGTTAATTTTGTTGTACTCTTTTTCAGTGACACGTGCACCTATGCGCATGTCTTTTGTTTGTGGCTGTGCTTTCATTGTTTTTGATTTTGTGAGGCTAATGTATGCACAAATCTGCATGCAACAAAATGGCTGTTTTGCTACAATAGCAAAATTACCAACATGTCAGATATTAAAAATCAAATCAAAGCTGTATTTGCTAAATACAACATTGAACCATCTGCACTAGGTATCAAGTTTGAAGATGAATCAGCTAACGCAGCCGAAGCTCCTGCAACGGAAGTGAAGTTTGCCGTAGAAGGCACACTTGCTGACGGCACTAAAATCTACTCAACTGCGGATGAGTGGACAGTAGGCGTTGACATCTACACGCAAGATGCCGAAGGCAATCCAGTACCCGTTCCTGCGGGCGAATACCTACTTGAGGATGGCGTAACTAAAGTTTACGTAGCGCAAGACGGTATTATTTCCGAAATCGAAAAAGAAGAACAGTCAACTGAAATGAGCAGCGAGGACCTCGTTGCCGTAATCGGTCAACTGTCTGAGCGTATCGCAGCACTTGAGTCTGAAAAGACTGAACTCGCTGCTGCTGTTGAATCTGCTAAGAACGATGCCGAAGCTGTTAAGGCTGAACTCGCTTCGGTTAAAAAAGCCCCTGCCGTTCCTAGCGTTAAATCTCAAGAATTTAAAAAGAACACGGCTCCTACCGTTGCATCGAATGGATCATCATTCGCTGACTTCATGGAGGATCTACGTGCTAAACAAAGCAAATAATTCACCTCATAAAAAAGTAAATAATTATGCCAACAACAACTTCACTCACCACCACCTATGCAGGTGAATTAGCTGGTGAAATCGTAAAGAAGGCTCTATTGTCTAACGTGTCTATGGGCTACGTTACACTCAAGCCAAACGTTCCCTACAAATCAGTAGCACGTAAAATTGATGACACTGTAACATTTGCAGCCGGCACTTGTGACTTTACCCCAACAGGTACAATCACATTGACTGAGCGCATCTTGACTTTGGAAGAGTTCCAAGTACAACGCCAAATCTGTAAGAAGGACTTCTTCACAGACTGGTCTACTGCTGATGTAATGAGCGGCCGTGTAAACACTCAAATCCAAGATGCTATTATCGAGCGTTTGGTAAGCGGTATTGCTGCTGCTAACGAGACTATCATGTGGTCAGGTGTTAACGCTACTGCTGGTCAGTACGACGGTTTTGAAACCTTGATTGCTGCGGGTGGTTCTGGTGCTGTAAACGCTGGTTCAGGTGCGCTCGATGCAACTAACATCATCGCTACTATTTGGGACGTAATCACAACTGCTCCTGCTGCTGTTAAAGGTGCTGCTGAAAAGCCAGTGATCTACATGGGTCAGGCTGCATGGGAATACTACATGCAGGCTCAAATCGCTGACGGCAACGGATGGTACGCAACTGCAGGTCCTGAAGTTCAGAAGCGTTTTGTAGGTATGTATGAAATCGCAGTATGTCCGGGTATGTCAGCAAACAAAATCATCTTCACACAAAAGTCGAATTTGATGCTGGGTACTTGGCAGGAAAACCAAATGAATGAAGTGTTCATTTTGGATATGCAAAACTTGGACGGTTCGCAAAACGTTCGCTACGGTGCACGCTTCTATCTCGGTGCGCAGATTGCAGTTGGTGAGGACATCACCTACTGGGGATAATAATAACTAACAAGGGGGTGTAACAGCCCCCTTTTAAAACTATAAAAATATGGCTTGCGATTTAACTAAAGGGTTCACCCTCGGATGTCTTGAAGGCATTGGAGGTGTTAAAGAAATATTGATTGCTAACTACGATGACTTCACTAGCGGTATCACTTATGGTGGTGTAGATGGTGAGGTTGACGGATTGCCTACGGCTACTATCTATCGTTACGTACCATTCCGTAACTCAGGTTCTTATGTTGAAACTGTCAACAAGAATCTTGAAACGGGTACTTTGTTTTTTAGCCAAGAAGTTCAATGGACTTTTGGTAAGTTGAATCAAGATATGCGTAACGAGTTTTTGAATGTTGCAAAAGCTAAGATGATTGTATTTGTCCGCACTAACGATGATCAAATCTTATTGATTGGCGCAGGTGAAGGTGCGCAGCTTACTGCCGGCACTGTTCAATCAGGTGCGCAAAAGGCAGACTTGATGGGTTATCAGGTGACTGCTGTTGCTGAAGAATTGACTCCAGCTGTACACCTTGAGCCATTCACTGCTGTACCATTCGACAACTTTGCAGGAATTACAGTAAGCCCCGCTTACTAATCGTGCTTGCTGATTGTTTTTTGTGTTTATTCATTGATTAAGAAGGGGGTGGTGTTATGCTGCCCCCTTTCAATATAGACGATATGATATATCTACAAGTTAATACAGCTAATCAGACTATATATCTATCACTAGATGAGGCAAGGCAGTACTATGCCACAGCCTTTACACATTACTTGATTGTGCTAACGCACGAAGAAAATAGCACAGCTGGTGATAAGCTCGCACAGGTCGCAACGATTGTGAATGAAAATGTGCGTATCACACAGCTAACAGTTACAACAGTTAGTCTTACATTAGCGGGCAGGTATCGCTACGAAGTGTACGGACAAAATTCGGCTGTAAATATTAACCCAAGTAATGCCGCTGTTGTTGGCATTGTAGAGCGCGGCTATGTAGTTTTAACTGATAACACTGCATGGTATGATGTACCAGCTAGTATAATACCGAACGATATAATTTATGAGCCATAACGAATCAAATATTGTATCCTTGAAGCTTAGCGAGTACGTTGCTAAGTCAGATGCTGAAAAGATAGACCGCAAAGGATGGATTAACTACGGTGCAACTAACGACTTCCCGCAGTACTTGCGTGACCTATCGCATGAATCACCCGTGCATGGTTCATTGATCGTGGCCATTGGTGACATGATAGCCGGGAAGGGTATTAAGTCCGAACAATATCAGGCTGAACTTGACGCACTCAAGATTGATGAATTGACGTATGCGTGTGCGCATGACCTTAAATTGTTTGGTGGTTTCTTTATTGAAGTGATTTGGTCAAATGATCGCACTGTAATAAGCAAGTTGAATGCACTGCCATTTGAAGAATGCCGCATTGCGGTGAATCAGGATGACGAAAGCGAAATAGGTATCTATCATAGCTACGACTGGTCAAACACTCGCAAGAAAAAGAATACGCCTGAGTTCATCCCGAAATACAATTACCTCACACGTAACGAAGAACCACGCCAAATCTATTGGTGCTTTACATATACAGGCTCACAAAGCTATCCACGCCCTGACTACTGGAGCGCGATTAACTACATCGAACTCGATAAGCAGATAAGCATCTTTCACATCAACCAAATTAGTAACGGTTTATTCCCTTCAACCATTATCAACTTCTACAATGGGCAGGCAACACCTGAACAGAAGCAGCAGATGATGATGGATTGGGAGAATAAGATGAGCGGCGCACGAAATGCGGGCAAGGTAGTAATGTTCTTTAACGAACGTGATCAACCTAAGACTGAAATCACACCATTCCCCGTGAATGATGCGGATAAACAGTATCAACTCATGGATACTACCGCACAGCAGAAGATTATCACAGCGCACCGTGTAACTACACCGCTGCTGTTTGGTATTCGTGAGACATCGGGCTTTGGTAGTAATAAAGACGAAATGACTACGGGGCTTGAGATATTCAATAAGCAAGTCATTCAACCATATCAGGCAAAAATCAATACGAGTATAACCGAACTTTTGAGCAATCAAATGCCGGGTGTATCATTTGAGATTATACCAAACACCCCTCTAGTAGCAGAACAGGCATCAGTTGTTACCGATGCGGAAGCAACAGGCACAACGACTGATGTCGCTGCTACGGCTTTGAATGGTGCGCAGATTAGTTCACTCATTGATATTGTAATGCAATCCGCTGCGGGTGCTGTTCCCGTTACAAGTGCTAAAGCTATTGTGGGGGCAGCGTTCCCAACATTACCAGCGGCCACGGTGGATGCAATCTTTGCCGATGTATTACCAGGTACTTTGCAACCTACTGAGGTAATTCAATCAAGTGTTGAGTTAAAAAAAAAAGTTGACGATACCGAGGTGGGCAGTGCATTGATTGCACTAGGTGAAGATGCGAATGAAAATTGGATATTGATTGATGCATACAACGCAGATGAGGAAATTCAACACGAGTTTGCAGTACGCACAGGTGCAGCAAGGCCTGCTGCTAAGAGTGAGCAGGATGCAATCGTAGAAGGTAAATCTTTTATCACACGTTATCGTTACGCGGGTAGTTTTGGGCATGAGAATATGCGCCCATTTTGCGCTAAGATGATGGAAGCGGATAAGTTGTACCGTAAAGAGGATATTGTAGCTATGGAAAATGTAGCGGTCAATCCCGGATGGGGGCCTGAAGGTGCGGATACTTACGATATATGGCACTACAAAGGCGGCGGTAACTGCAAGCACTTTTGGGAGAAGCGTGTATATGTAGATGCAAAAGGTGCGAAGATTAACCCTAATGATCCAGATGCTACACGTGTCGCAGTTGCAACAGCTGAACGCATGGGTTATAAGGTACGCAATCCAAAGTATGTAGCGCAGTTGCCCGAGGATATGCCGCACAAAGGCTTTTTACCAACTAACCCAGTCTACGGTAATCAATAAATATAACTATGCCTGAAGTACTTTTAATATCAGAGAACTTCGTTAAGAAGTACACCACAGTCAACGGTAGTGTTGACCCTAATCTAATCTATCCTGCTGTGTATTTAGCGCAGGATAAATGGCTGTTACCATTTCTTGGTACTGATCTAATGAACAAGATTAAGACCGATGTGGCAGCGGGCACGATTAGTGGCAACTATCAAATACTACTTGAAGATTACGTGCAAAAGCCTTTGCTTTGGTGGGTGATGCTTGAACTTATGCCGCAGCTTTGCTATCGCATGGACAACGGCACACTGGTGCAGCGTCAATCAGAGGACACTGTGCCCGTATCGGATGCAGTTATGAAGGATATGCTCGACCGTGCCCGTCAAAATGCAGAGCACTACACTACTTTGCTAGTAGATTACTTGTGCGCTAACGCATCACTATTCCCCGAATATCAAACAGCACAATGGCCTGACCGCTCACCACGAACTGACGTGACCAATACACTTAACTACCAGTTCAGCAGCGGCAACACAGCCACATCGTATCGCGCTACCTACTCACGCAACATCATCAACCGCATACCATGAGTGATAAAAAAAACTTGAAGCAAGAATATACTGAACGTTTGCGCAAGTATGAGCGTGAACTGTCACTAAAACTTAGAGCCAATGCACCCAAAGAGCAAGATAAAACTAAACGGTAATGCACGGCCAAAGTCACTGCGCTATCTACTGCAACTCTACGATGGGGTGTGGTCGATACCGCTTGCATTTTTGCTTTTCTTTCTTGCCGGCTATGGTAGTTACACCTACTTCGGCGACGCACTCATTAGCACCGAATACATCCAGTATATAGTTCTTGCCGCACTTGTTATGGTCGTGGCAAACTTCGTTGTATTCATGGGGCTGTATTTCAATTTTCGGACACTTCAACGCATGGTCTATTCCGCACAAATCAAGCAGCAGGCACTAACTGATTTGAGCACATGGCAAAAGATAGTGTTATACGTGGGCTTGTACTTTGCCTACTTTGCTGCCTTCCTGTATATACTTCACTTGCTGATGACGGTTACTGCGTAAGGGTAACGGCTGCAAGCTATGTAGGTGTAAAAGAGAAAGGTGGTAATAATATGGGCTTTAACAGCCCACAATTCACTGCACTTATGATTGAAAGTGGCTGGAAAAAAGGCCACGCATGGTGTGCGTACTTCGTGCATGCTATGTTGAATGAGTGTGGAATACTCAACACAATAACGGGCTGGTCACCCACTGCCTATAACCGCAAAGATGTGATATTCGATGGCGGCAAGTTTCTTAAATCCTTTAACGATGCGGATGTGCTAGTGATGACGCTAGCCTATTCAAGTTTAAAGGGCAGATATAAGAACATTGGCCACACCGGGATAGTAGATAAGATTGGCAAGTACTCAGTGCGTACGATTGAAGGCAATACAAACGAGCAGGGCATGCGTGATTCGCGCACACGTGACGGCGTGTATTACAAGATTCGTCCACTGAATAAAAATATACATATCACACGATGGAAAAAGCAAGATTAAATCCGATGTTGATCTACACACTTGGCATACTCGCAACAGGTGCAGTCATAATTCTACTATTCAAGGGTTGCAATAGGCCACAACCTAACCCAGCAGTAGATAGATTGAATACCATTAACGACAGTTTGTATCGAATACTTGAAATTAACACGGCAAAGGCAGACTGTTTATATGCACGGATTGATAGTTTAACCATGCAGCGCGATACGATTATACAAAGGCAAGAGATAACCAATGAAATATACCGCAATGAGACATACAATATCCTTAGTTCTGATGCTGCTGGTAGCGATAAGCAGTTTCGCGCAACGCTCCAAAAGTCAGACAGCCTCCTCAAGTCTGGATTTTACACCAAGACTTACAACCTACGAGCTGCAACTAATGAACTTAAATTACAATAGCATGATGTACTGGTATGAAACATCTATGGAGATAGATAGTTTGTACCAACTTGAAAAGTTAAAGACGCATTATTACAGCAAGATTACAGGCATACAGGCCAACAGCTACGAAACTTTGAAAACAATCTACGAGAATAAGCAAGCGATTGAAAAGGCCATAGCGCAGGAGAAAGAGATGCAGATAAAAGACTTAAAAAAACGCAATCGCAAGCTAATACTTCATAATACAGTGCTGAGCATTGGGCTTTCAGCATTAGCTATATCAACTGTTTACTTCGTCATCTTATGATCAACATTGAACCTAAAGACATTTTTACAATCGTTGCTGGTGCTGTATCGCTTTCAGGCTTGTATTACGCACTCAAAAGAAATGTAGATAAACTAAACATCACAGTGCGAAATATGGACACACACCACAAACGCGAAATCAGTGCTATTCATCATCGTATTGATGAGATTAAAATAGACACAAAAGAAACCATTAACAAATTGGATGGGAAGATTGATGCGATACAGCAGCAGAATGCGTTGATATCAGCTAACCTAGCTGAACTCACAGGCTACTTAAAAGCGAAACAATAAATCAATCAATATGGCGAGCAAGTATGTACCAGTTTATCAAGCAATATGGAACGGCAGCGGGACGCTAAGTGATAGAGTAAGACTGGCAATGGAGGAATACTCCGTGCCACTTACCTACAAATCATTCCTACGCATGTATCAAGCGTGGCGGCATCATAACTTAGGTGAAGAAAAAGCTGTAAGTTTTGGTGAGGCTAAGTTGAATAATCATGTTCCCGATGCCGGGAAGATGATGCAGCCAACGGGCCAACTTGACAAGTTAAAACATTCACTCGGTGAGTTCAATGACATCTTGAGTGAGTTAAAGCCTGAGATGCATAACCCACTAGACCTGCCCCCATCGCAGGAGTCAAACTATCAACCTTACAAGTTACCGATAAACCACAATAACATACTTATAATTGGTGACTTGCATATACCCTATCACAATATCCCGGCACTGACGCTTGCGCTCAAATACGGACTAGAGAATGAGGTTAATACGATTCTGCTTAATGGTGATGTGATAGATTTCTACGCTATTAGTCGCTTTGAAAAAGACCCACGTAAGCGAAACTTCGGGCATGAGGTCTTAATGACACGCCAATTCTTAGGCACACTGCGCAAGTTATTTCCAAACGCTGCTATCTATTACAAGTGCGGCAATCACGATGTGCGCTATGACCACTATATCATGCGTAATGCGCCCGACCTTTTAGGTATGAATGAGTTCTCATTTGAGAGTTTGATGAAGCTCGACGAGTTAAACATCACGTTCATACCCGATAAACAAATCATCCGTGCCGGGAATCTAACTATCCTGCATGGCCATGAACTAGGACAGTCAGTGTTTAGCCCTGTGAACATCGCACGCGGTTTATTCCTGCGGGCAAAAGACAATGCACTATGCGGGCATCATCACCAGGCATCTGAACATAGTGAGCCAAATATTAACGGCAAACTAACAACGTGCTGGAGTGTGGCGTGCCTATGTGAACTGCACCCCGACTATATGCCTATCAATAAACATCACCACGGCTTTGCACACGTGAAGATTATGGACACGGGCGAGTTTGATGTAAGCAACTATCGAATAGTCAACGGCAAGATTAGATAACAAAAAGCCCCCACGTTAGGGGGCTAATTGCATCAATCTAATCTATATGCAATAAACACAATAGAGAAGCAAAGGTAAAGCAAATGAAGCGCAAAGCACATCCGAAAGTAATACACCGCAAACTTGGTCGTGAGCGGGCGGATGGTTTGTACTGTGATAATGTTATTGAGATAGATCCAACGCTGCCGCCGATGCGCTACCTTATCGTTCTAGTTCACGAATATCTGCATCACATTCAGCCGGAATGGAGTGAGGAGAAGGTAGATGCAGAAGGTGAGGCACTGGGCAGGTTTCTTTGGAAGCATGGCTATCGCAAAGTGTCACAATAATTAGAATAATTGTGACAAGCCTTGTTCGGTTAATTCATTCTGCAACCATTCGCGAAGGTCACCAATTAACTTAGCTTGATCCTCGGTTAGATCATGGTACTTATCTAGCGCACGCAAATGCTCACGCAGTTCCATTATAGCACTGTGCATATTGATTGCATTCATCATGCAGTCAAAGGTGTGCTGGTCCTCTTTGAGGTCAAAGGTTAGTGTCGCTTGCATCTTGTGATCTATTTGGTAATCCTGCCTTGCAGTCTGTATAGCCTTCATTGTAGGCGTTAATGATGTGATTCATTTCAATCGTTTGCGCTGCATTTAAAAGCCCTTCCATCTCTGCCCAAGTCATACGTATGGCTTGCCCTTTGAACTTGCGTTTTAACGCCATGTGAAGGCGGCGCAGTGCTGTTTCTTTTTTACCCTCGCTGTTTGGTGTAGAGTTCATCGTTAATTCTTTTTATAGTTCTGTGAATTCTGCTTTCATGCGCTACGCTTGTTGGTGTGTCGGCTAAAAATCTATGCCGGAGCATCCGCAATTCGTCAACGCTAAACTGGCTGAGTTGTTTTCTGGTCATGCTTGCTGAGTTTTAATATTTCGTTTTTAACGTGGTGGTAGTATGCTTTGATGGAGTAGTATTCACCAGTGCCGTCAAAGTCTTGCATAATGTCGGTAGGGGCGTTTGCTAGGGCTTCATCTACGCAATAGAGCGCAGCGTTGATAGCTTTAATATGCAATTCAACCAAGCTGCCTTCCTGCTTGCCATTCTCGATGATATCAAAATAGTTCGAGTACAGTTGCCATGCCTTTTCTTTTGCTTTCATCGGTTAACTTGTTTAGTAGTTGTATCACTTGCTCTTTGTTGTAGTAGTGCTGCATGCTGTTGCGCACATGGTCTTTTAGTTGTTCAGGTGTCATACTCACCTCCTTTGTATGTTTTGTTGTAGTATTTTTCGCTTGTTGCTCTACAGTGTATATTGTAGTAAGTCTTGGCGTCGTCACTATCACTTACACCAGCGTGCCAAGCGTTCTCAATCTGCTCACGTTCCAACTCTAAACATTCAGACATTTCCTGCATAAACTGTCGACCACGTGCAGTGTGTTCATCAAATAATGAGTTAGCATATCTATGCGTTATTCTCATTGCAATTTGTAATGCGGTTTCTTTACTCATAGTGCTAAAGTATTAAGATATTCACGCCACATTGGTACACGCTCTTGAAGCTTTGCGATTGCATCTGCATCGAACTCTACAACCTTTTCATGTATGCGCTCTTCAACTGGTATGTCATACGTCCACTCAGTAGTTTCCAAGTTCGCATCTGGATAGTCATCTAAGAACCTGCCCATGTCGTAGATCATATTGCGCTCGATGTTCTGTGCTTTCTTGACAAAGGTAGGGTCTGACTGTGCATCGATAAGATTCATGCGGCGTGCGAGCTTGTACTTCTCATCGTTAATCATTTGCAGCGGTGCATTAACTAATACGTAGCAGAATGTAGCACGGGGCGCACCTGTTAACCAGCAATACGCTTGGCCTTGCCAATAGTAATCTTTGCTGATGTCGTTTGACTTTGCATCAAAGAAAGTATGGATGTCCCATGACGATTTAATATCCGGCACGTTGACCACTAAATCCGTCTCATCATCTTTGATAAGAAGGTCAGGCGTGCCTTTGATAAAGTCGTTAGCAAACATCTTTTCGTTCTTGAATACGATTTCACCACGCTCCCTGCGCCACATATCGATGGCATCATTCTCAACCGCTAGACCTTTCTCGATGTACTTGTTGCTAATCTCTTTATAGCGGCGATACTTGTTGCTTACATACACTTCAAGTAGTGCGCTCTTGGTAGTTTCACTTAGACCTGATTTTGTGCGTGCATCGGTCATCAACTTTCCTAGTTGCGATGCTCTGAATAATACTTGTTCCATTGTGTTTGATTTAAATTGATAGTCAAATGTAGCAACCATTCGGAATATCCGAACAGTTGCTACAAATTTTAACACTTACGCTCCCGTGATGAATGGCCCGCGTTCTTGATTCATGATAATCATTTGCCGCCTTGCCTCCAATTCTTCACCGACTTCACTCAGCACATCACCGCTGCATGACTTGCTGATTTTACTTAGCTGCGCAAGTTGTGTCGCTTGCTGGATAAGTTCGCGCACATACTTCACGTCTTGGTCATGGCCTTGGCCTAGACTTCCCTTCAACTTGAATGGCTTGTATGCATCTTTATTTTTACGATTCAAGTCACGGCCAAACACTTTGCCCAAACTTTGCGCTGCGTTCTTAAGGCATTCAGACTTGAGTTTACCGAATGCCAAATCCATTGCGTTCGCTTTCTTGTTTGATGGATTCAATGCCCACTCATTGCGTGCCTGTGGATCATTGCGCAAATCATCGGGAACTTTATCCACCATGATGACCACTGAAGCTGCACCTGTTCTCCTTATTTCGAATCCGGAAATAGGGTGAGTAACTACCAGTTCTAGGGATGCCTGTACTTCATTGGCAATCGTAGACCACTTAAAATTCTCAGTGCGCCAATGGCCAAAGTAGATTTCATCTAGCGTCATTTCAATGTGGCTAATGACCAGCGTTGACGCTTTTTTATCGGGTGTAAGTTCTACACCTGCGGGGTCAGGTTCAGCATTAAGCAGCTGCTGAAACTTTTGGAGTGCCTCCAAATTGTCTTTGTGATAACTCATAGGATTAAATTGATTTGATTACGAATATAATGAATTAGTAGCGCATAAGGCAATCATTTAACTCTTGGCAATAGTTAAGAATTGCAAAAAAGATTAGTGCGCCGATAACGTAGCGGATGATAGTAGCTGTGTTTTTCATATTGATTGGATTTTAGATTTAAAGATTGTGCGTTACAGCCGCACCCCTGATATTATTACTTCAATCTAGTCATTGAAGGAGTTAGATACACAAATTCAAAACCCGTAGCGACTTCGGCAATATCTCGTGCGCTATTCCATCCAAGATTATCAATAATTAGCAGGTTGCCTTTTACCTTAACTATTGCATGAGCAATATTATTAGCCTTAATGAATTTGCGAACTTGAATCGCAATTGAACGTAAAGAAGAAGTTTCCATAACTAAGTAAAGTTAACCCTGACTGGCGGGCCGCCATTGTTATCCGCTGATAACTCCGCAAATATACATGGGTAACTTCTTACCCACCAAAAGTTAATTGTTAAAATTTGTTAAAATCAGGATTGGCGCGGTATACAGAAGCGTTTTGTTAAATGTTACGCCCACGAATAGCTGCCGTA